ACCGGAACATCCAACATGAGTTCCTCATAGGTATGCTCGGCTCTGACGATGGTAATTTCCCGACCGATGTCCTTTTCAACCTTTGCGATATGATCATACATAGCAGGAAATTCAAGCCCTGTATCACAGAAAAGAATGCAGTCAATTTTCATGTCGCGCTCCAGCATCCCAAGAAGCATGGCGGTTGAGTCTTTGCCGCCGGAAAAGGAAACAAGGTGATATTGCTCTTTCACGCTCACACCTCCGGTGCGGTATTTGCCACCTCAGTGAAGGGCAGTATTTTCCCATCCCGCAGGACGCTGACCTTTTCATCCGTGCCAACCTGCTCGATGTATCTGCGGACAATGACATCGCAGAACTTCTCGTCCAGTTCGATGGTGCAGCAGATGCGGTCGGTCTGCTCACAGGCAATGAGCGTAGAGCCAGAGCCACCGAAGGGGTCGAGAACCACACTGTTTGCCATAGAACTGTTCTGAATGGGATAGGCCAGAAGTGGAATCGGCTTCATGGTAGGATGGTCGCCGTTTTTCTTGGGCTTGTCGAACTCCCAGATGGTGGACTCTTTCCGCCCAGTGTACCACTGGTGCTTGCCTTTCTTCTTCCAGCCGTAAAGGCACGGCTCGTGCTGCCACTGGTACGGGGAGCGTCCCAGCACGAGGGACTGCTTCTTCCAGATACAGCAGCCGGAGAGATAGAACCCAGCAGCGTCAAAAGCCTTTCGGAAGTTCAGCCCCTCAGTGTCGGCGTGGAACACATAGATGGAGGCATCGTCCGCCATGACCTTCTCCATATTGGAAAAGGCATCGAAGAGGAAGTCGAAAAACTTCTCCGATGCCATGTTGTCGTTCTTGATTTTTCCGGCGCTGCCCTCGTAGTTCACATTGTAGGGCGGGTCGGTGATGACGAGGTTTGCTTTGCGGCCGTCCATGAGAGCAGTGTAGGTTTCCTCTTTTGTACTGTCACCGCAGATGAGCCGGTGCCGCCCCAGCGTCCAGATGTCACCGGGCTTCGTGAAGGTAGGCTTTTGCAGCTCGGCATCCACATCGAAATCGTCCTCTTTGGCTTCGATTCCATCGTCAAACAGCTTTGACAGCTCTTTTTCGTCAAAACCGGTGAGGAGCGGGTCGAAGTCTGCCGCCTGCAAGGACTCAATCTCCACACGCAGGAGTTCTTCATCCCAGCCCGCATCCATCGCCATGCGGTTGTCGGCAATGATGTAGGCTTTCTTCTGGGCTTCGGTGAGGTGGTCGGCAAAGACGCACGGCACCTCGGTGATGCCTTCCTCCTTGGCGGCAAGAATACGACCGTGACCGGCAATCACGCCATAGTCACGGTCGATAATAACAGGATTGATAAAGCCGAACTCACGGAGCGAGGAACGGAGCTTATTGATCTGCTCCGGGCTGTGTGTCCGGGCGTTGTTGACATACGGCACCAGCTTTGTAATGGGAACGAGCTGCATCTCAGTCGTTGTTTTCATCAGACCAGCCCCCATTCCGCAAACTTCTCAAAGCCGCCAAGGTCGGAGATGTATTTTCGAGCAATCTCGACAATTTCCTCATACGGTCTGCCATCCACGGCATTGTCCCCGATGGCACAGCAGAGCGTTACGGGCTTGCCGGTTTCCTGGGCTTTGAGGAAAGCGTAGATGTTGACGGACACATCCGCCTTGGACAGATCCTTACCGTGCAGACCGCCGCCGGTCACCGAGTCAGCCATATCCGAGCCGAGCTTGCGGTTGGTAGCGCCGGTGTCCACATCGGTGCCACCTGTCCAGTCGCCCAACGGGTTGATTTCAGCGGTGGGATAAATCTCGCGCAGATGCTGTGTCTCGGCATTGCTCTGACAGAGGATAAGTCGGTCGCCGTCCAGAATGTACTTCCCGTCATAGGGATACACGGAGAAAATATTCCGTGCAATCTCAGACAGCGTTTTCTGATCCTCGGTCATGGGCATTCCTTTGAAGATGCCGTTGTCGCCGCAGCGGACGCCGTCTGCCTGGTTATCGGCAAGGTGACCGTCCTGCGGCACTTCCACATAGTCCACGGCGAGATTTCCGGCAATGCGGTGGACGGCGGCGGTGATATCCGCCTTGTCCAGCATGACGGAAATTTCCGCAATAATGTGGCACACGCCGTGACCGATGAGGACTTCCACAGCGATGCGGGGATTCGCTTCTTTTCTGTATGCCAGGTCGACAAGCGCCCCGGCAATTCTGTCCGCCACCTTGTCCGGGTGGCAGGGATTTACTTTTTCAAACATGGTGTTACCCCTTTCTCGCACGGAGCAGGCGCTCCATAAGGTCATCCTGTGGCGTTGACTCACCGTATTCCGTGCTGCAGTTTTCTTTCACAATCTGGAAGATCTCATTCCAGAGCCGAACCGCCTGGTTCATGTAGTTGATGCCGATGTTAATAAATGGGGACGGGATCGGCTTTCCCGTGGTAGGGTGCTTGGAGAGGAAACCCATGCGGTTGGTCATTTCCTCGCACTGCACCCACCGTGCGGAACACATGGCGTAGCGCTCCAAAAGCTGCGGCGACACCTTTGCGGCACAGCCGATGCCTTTGAGCCACTGCCAGGTTTCTGTGTAAATTTCCTGCGCCTGCAGGACGCTGCCGTCCCGCTGCTCGGCAGAAAGAAAATCATGGGGCTTCGGCATAGCAACACCCTCGACTTCGGGAATATCCAGCACTTCAAGTTTTCTGCCGCCGGGATTACCATTTTCAGCCTTGTCCTTGACTGCGGATTTCTTTCTTCCCGCACCGGGTCTTGCGCCGCCGCGCCCGCCTGTGTTATTCGATTTTGTGGGCATCTGTGACCTCCTTTCCGGTGGCAGACAAGCCGCTGCCTTTAATTACCCTTTTGATTTCGCCTTTTTCGCGCACGTGACCCCGGGCCGTTGCCCGACCGAAAAGGTCCCGGAGATTTTCATCCCCCTACCGGTCGCCGAGGTCGTGGTGGATCTTGGTGTGGCAGGACTGACAAAGGCTCATGAGGTTGTCCCTTGCGTGAGTACCGCCTTTGGAAACGGGCAGAATGTGGTGAACTTCCTGTACCGGAGTCAGCCGACCTTCTTTGAGGCACATCTCACAGAGAGGATGCTCTGCCGCATAGCGGTCACGGATGCGTTTCCACGCTCTGCCGTACTTGCGGTTGACATCGGAGCTGCGCTCGTATTTGTCGTACCTGCGGCGTTCCTCCACACGGTGCTGTTCACAAAACTGTCCTTCACAGAGGTTGGGGCAGCCGGGATGAGAGCAGGGTCTGAGTGGTCGCTTGGGCATTTGCTCACCTCCTTCGGGCATAAGAAAAGCCCCACGGGATTGCTCCCATGAGGCTGTCCTCGATTCTTTTTCGCTATTATAATGATACTACATTTACGATTGGAACTCTACGGAACTATTGGGTACACTTTTGGCTTTTAAGATTTCCGTCACCACATCGAGTGAGCGGTCGTGCAGCTTTTGTATCCATTTTCCGCTGTAGTGCATATCCACGGCGATCTGCTCCCATGTGTGGAAACACAGATACCGTTTTTCCAAAAGGATCTGATACTCGCTGTTGTCCACCGCTTTGATGACCTCCACGATGTCACGCTTCAGATCCACCAGGCAGTCAATGTCGTGGTTGATCTCCTCCTGCAGGTCAATGATTTTGCACACGGCATCTGCCATCGTGGAGCTGCCGTGATTGGGGTTTCTCGGCATACCCGTCAGCGTGGCGGTGCATTTGGTGGCAAGCTCATTCAGCGAAGCTACCTGTGCAATTTTCGCATCGATGCGCTGGTCGAGGCGATATGCCTGACTGAGATATTCCTTTGCCGTCATACGCCGTACACCTCCCGGTGGAGTTTTTCGATCAGCACCTCACCGTCCAGAGAAGTAAGCGTCTGAAACCAGCCGGAGCGGAAGAACCGCTCACAATCCTTTCTGACGGATTCGGCATCTTTGTCCCAGGGGTATTTCTTCAAACGGCGCAGCGCACGGCGATGGTCTTTCGCTGCCGCCAGAATAATAGCGTTTGCGAGGTTCGTATAACAGGTTTCCATTCTCATCCCTCCAAGTTGGCCTTGACCGCATCGATGAGTGCGGTCTGGGTCTTTTCTTTTTTACGGAGCGCAGTCATGATGCGCTCGTCGATGGTGTCTTTGGCAATAATGTGGTGAATGACCACGGTATCGGCGGTCTGTCCCTGTCGCCACAGTCGGGCGTTGGTCTGCTGGTAAAGCTCCAGCGACCAGGTCAGCCCAAACCAGATGAGGGTCGAG